TGGCGAACTGCTCGAAGTTCCTGAAGCAGAGACCTAGCCGTAAATGGTTGGAGGAGAACTGTTCCCCGGAGGACACGGTGGTGTATGTCGGTATCGACTGGACCGAAACGAAACGCCTACCGGCCATCGAGTCGGCGTACCTGCCTTACGTTGCTAAAGCACCGTTGTGTGAGGCGCCGTTCCTCGACAAGCAGGACATGATCTCCTGGGCGGAATCTGAGGGGTTGGAACCTCCACGCCTGTATGGGAAGGGTTTCCCCCACAACAATTGCGGCGGCGGATGTGTGCGGGCCGGTCAAGGGCAGTTCAAGTTGTTGTTGGAGAAAGACCCTGAACGGTATGCGGTGTGGGAGCGCAAAGAGCAGGAACTGCGGGACTATCTCGGTAAGGATGTGGCGATCCTCCGGGACCGCAGCAAAGCGAAAGTCGCTGAATACAACAGGCGCAATCCGGGCGAAAAACCCTCCACCGCTGTCCCTTTGACGTTGAAAGCGTTCCGGGAGATGGTCGATTACCAGCCAGCACTGATCGAGCTTGACGAGCTTGGCGGCTGCGGATGTTTCGTTGACGACGACTTGACAGGAAACCATTAATGTACAGCGACGTTGTTGTTCGGCCCCAATGTTTCTTCTGCGACCGGATCTTGTCATGGGATACCGCGCTGATCGCCCCGTTCGGGGCGGTGCTGTGCGCGGAGTGCGACGGGGATGGGGTCGCTGATGCTTGATGACCCTTTACGTCCGGGCCTGGAAACCCCGACAGACATCGACCTGATTTCCCGGCTCACCCGCAGCGAGCGGGAAGAACGGGTGAAGTTCCTCATCGCGCAGGCCGACGAGATCGTCCAGATGGCGCTCGACCAACACCAGGGCGCCCACCGGATCGCCGGTACGTGCGTCCTGTTCTCTGGCGGTAACGACTCCACGGTGTTGGCGCATCTGATGCGTAAGCACGCCACACATGCGGTGCACTGCAACACCACCATCGGGATCGAGGAAACCCGCCAGTTTGTGCGGGACGTGTGCAAGCAGTGGGGGTTGCCACTTCTGGAGGAAGTGGCGCCTGTGACGTATCGGGAACTGGTGTTAGACCAGGGGTTCCCCGGCGCCGGCCATCACTTCAAAATGTTCCAACGCCTCAAGGAGCGTGGCCTTCGACAAGCCCGCAGGAAGATCGTCACCGACCCCCGCAAGGAGCGGGTTCTGTTCCTCGCCGGTAGGCGCAGGCAGGAGTCCGCGCGGCGGGCTAACATCCCGCTGCACGAACGGGAAGGGTCCACGATCTGGGCCTCACCGATAGCTCTCTGGACTAAACCGGACATGGCGACATACCGGTTGATGAACAGAGACACCGACCCGGTGCCCCTCAATGAGGTGTCCGAGAAGATCCACATGTCCGGTGAATGTTTGTGCGGCAGTTTCGCTAAACCGGGTGAACTCGAAGAGATCGGTGCGTGGTTCCCGGAAGTTAAAGCGGAGATCGAAGCCCTTGAGGCTGAGGTTAGGGCGTTAGGGAAGTTCCCTGAGCATCGCTGCAAGTGGGGTCACGGCAAAGGTAAAGCGACCAAGAAAGTCGGAAGCCTGTGCACCTCATGCCAACTGGACCTGTTTGAAGAGGAGAGTGAGTGAAGCTTTACCAGGAGATCATCCTTGATCACTACAAGAACCCGAGCAATCAAGGGCTCGATGAGGATTTCACCTCTGAGGGGTATGCGGTTAACCCGATCTGCGGTGACGAGATATCTGTGCGGTTCAGCGGAACCCAGTACGTCCACATGACGCACATGGTGTCGGGTTGCGCTATCAGTCAAGCTGCGGCGTCGGTTCTGTCGGAGATCCTCGACGGGGCTAAATGTGAGTGTGTTGAGCGGTTGGTGGATCAGTTCTGCGCAGCGGTGTCTGGCGGTGAGTTCGACAGCGATCTTCACGATGATCTGGAGGCGTTCAGCGGGGTGGTTCGGTATCCGGCCCGCGTGAAGTGCGCTTTGTTGCCCACGGTCGCGGTTCGCCGCGCCTTGACAGGAAACGAGAAGTAGGTAAACTCGATGCCAAGGATTCTGGATATGTTCTGCGGGGCTGGTGGCGCAGGTATGGGCTACCACAGGGCAGGCTTTGATGTGATCGGAGTGGACATCGCGCCGCAACCGAACTACCCGTTCTTCTTCGTGCAGATGGACGCGTTAGAGATGCTGTTAGGCAGCTTCACAAAGTTCGATGCTTTCCACGCTTCTCCTCCATGTCAGGCGCACTCCGCTCTCGGCAAGGGCACGAACGACAACTCTGATGAATACCCGGACTACCTGGAAGTGACTCGGGCTGTTTTGAAAGCGACGGGTAAGCCTTACGTCATCGAGAACGTCCAGTCCGCACCGATGGAGAACCCGATCACGCTGTGTGGGGAAATGTTTGGTCTCCGGGTGATCAGGCACCGGCTGTTTGAGTCGAACATTTTGCTCATGCAGCCGGAACATATCAAGCATCGAGGCCGGGTTGCGGGTTGGCGTCACGGCGAGAAGTTCGACGGCCCGTACTTTGCGGTTTACGGCAACGGAGGCGGCAAGGGCACTTTGGATGAGTGGCGCACCGCAATGGATATGCCTTGGGCGCAGACGAAGCTGGAGATCGCTGAGGCTATCCCACCCGCCTACACGGAATACCTCGGGCATCAAATGATCGACTACTTGACGGGAAACGGCAAAGCCAGTGCCTGAACCGCTGATAGTTGCCGCCATCCAGCGGTGGCACCCCGAATGGGAGCCGCCAGCAGACAACGGATACGACTGGATCTCCACACTGTGCCCGTTCCACCAGGAAACGAACCGTTCCGCGTCAGTGTCCTACCACCGGAACGCGTTCCACTGCTTCGCCTGCCCGGTCAGCGGGGACGCGATCTCTCTCATCCGAAACCAGGAAGGGGTGAACTATGCAGAAGCTCTCCGAATCGCAGAGGAGCTTTCTGAGGGAAGCTACATCCCGCTATCACGGAAGCCTGCCCGGAAGTCAGGCAGAAGAGTATTTGGTGCAGCGCGGCCTGGGATGGCCGTCCCTGAAGGATCGGATGTCCCGCTTCCGACTGGGATACGTCAAAGAACCGCTCCCTGGACATGAACAGTTCAGAGGGTTCCTCGCCATCCCGTATCTGCGTTGGTCGCAGGAACACGGGTGGGCCGTCGTGTCGATGAGATTCCGGTGCATCGAAGACCACGAACACACAGGGCACGGGAAATACATGACCTGCGCCGGCGACAGGCCACGGCTGTACAACACCATCGCCTTGCTTCAGGACTCCCCGTCTATTGCGGTCACCGAAGGTGAGATCGACGCGATCACCGCGCAGGTGTGCGGGATGCCTGCCGTGGGTGTGCCTGGGACTCAGACGTGGCAGACCCACTACCGGGAGCCTTTCCTCGGCTACCGGGACGTGTTCGTCCTAGCCGACGGCGACGAGGCCGGGATGCTGTTCGCCAACACTGTCGCGGCGTCGCTCCCGAACGCGAAAGTCATCCCGATGCCGCCAGGGGACGACGTGAACTCCCTTGTTTTCCAACACGGAAAAGATGCTTTCCTCGAAAGGATTTCATGAAAACCGTTGTGTACACCCAGCCGGATTGTCGGGCCTGCGAGCGTGTGATCGGGAAGCTCCGCGAATCCGGTATCGACCCGGAAGTCATTGATGTGAGCCGGGATCTGGTCGCAAAGGACTACCTGACCCGATTCCTGCGGGCTTCCTCCGTACCGGTCATCGAAGCCCCCGGATTCGACGCAGTCATCGGATATCAGCCCGACAAAGTCAAGGAGATCATCGATGCGCTTGGAGTTTAACTTCTCGGTGGGGATGGAGTTCCCCAAATGGGTTGAGCGGATACATGACTACGTGTGGACAGATGAGGAGGAAGACAATGAGTGATTTCGGTTACCGGCTAGACAACGCCAAAGACGGCCAGGAGTTCACCAAGATCATCATGGGTTTGTTCACCGACCTCGAAAAGAGGATGGAACACGAGGCGGATGAAGATGAGTGACCCGATCTCCCCGGACCACTACCAGTTCCCCAACGGGGCACAAGTCATTGACATCACCGAGAACCTGTCCTTCAACCTCGGCAACGTGGTGAAGTACGCGGCCCGCGCAGGCCGCAAATCGCCGGACCCCCTTGAGGATCTACATAAAGCGAGGTTCTACCTGAACCGCGAGATTGAGAGACTGACATGAAACGCATCGTCATCATCCCGGACACCCAACTTCCATACGATGACCGGAAAGCGTTGAAGGCGATCATCCGGTACATCGGGGACACCCAACCAGATGAGGTCATCCACATCGGTGACGTGATGGACTACCCGCAGCCGTCTAGGTGGAATAAAGACACGGCGGGGGAGTTCCAGGGTTCGGTGTTCCGGGACAGCGAGGACGCCAAAAGGCGTCTGCTGGAGCCCCTCCGGGCGGTGTACGACGGCCCGATAGGGGTGCATGAAGGTAACCACGACGAACGCCCCCGCACCTACCTCGCCAAATACGCACCCGCCCTCGCGGAGTCCAAGGCGTTCAACGTCGAAACCCTCCTGGACTTCGACAGGTTCGGTGTTCGTCTGTTGCCGGAGTTTTACAACGTCGCTCCGGGCTGGGTCACAACCCACGGGCACAAGGGCGGCATTTCGATGTCACGTTTCGCCGGCCACACAGCGTTGGGTGCTGCCACGAAGTTCCAGAAGTCTGTGGTGATGGGTCACACCCACCGGATGGGGTTGACCTCGCACAGTTTCGGGTTCGGTGGGGTGGTCCGTAAGACCGTTCACGGTTTCGAGGTCGGTCATCTGATGGATATGAAGCAGGCGCAGTACCTCAAAGGTGCTGCGGGTAACTGGCAGAAAGGTTTTGGTCTTTTGACTGTTGATGGCGGGCATGTGAAGCCCGAGCTTGTGTTGATCGATAAGGGCCGTTTCACGGTCGATGGCAATGTGTGGGAGGTCTGACTTGACAGGAAACGATATGCAAAAGGTGATCCGTAAGGCTGCTGAGTCTGCGGTGGTGGAGTGGTTCAGCGGGCAGTGGGAGCGTCAGGCCCAGACGGTTGATGATCTGAACCAGGACTTGTGGGTGTGGTATCTGGAGCGTCCTGAGACTCAGAGGAAGATCGCTGGGTTGTCGGAGCCGGAAGCGGTGAAGACGGTGATGCTGCACGCAGCCCAAATCCTGAGCAAGCAGACGCTGGAAGGGAACACGTTTAACGGAAAGGACATTTTCTCTTCAGACTCGGTTAAAGAAGCTCTAAAGGGAAAGTCGTCTAATAAGTACCTTCAGACGATTCTTCCGACCGCAATGAGATCGCTTGATGGGGTTCATGCAGAAGCCATCCGTAACCGCTATGAAGACGGAGTTGTACCCAAAGAAGGTGCCGCCAAGTTCATTCTGTTCTATGCGCTAAAGGCTCTTACCGCTGAGGTGAACGTCCGATATATCACCGCTGAAGTCCAGGGCGTCGGAAGCGCCACAGCCGTGTTCCCCCACACCCGCAAAGCCAAAGGTGGACATGGGGACCCGACAGGCGACATCGGAACCCAGATGGCCGACAGACCCTACGAATACGAAACAGGTGAAGACCTTCGACCCCACTTTTACGCGCCGTCGGACATGAGACAGTGGTCTCACGGGGCGGCAGCCGAACCCACCTATGACCTCTGCGAGGTCAACGGAAAAACAGTTCGGGTGCGGCCCACAGGCGAAGAAGCTGTCCTTCTGCGGAACAACCCGCAACTACTCGCAGCCTACCTTGACGGGAAACGGAAGCTGGTATGCACAACATAATGGATTTCACATACAACCACATGGGCGGCTCCGAGATGTATCGGTCGACCCTGTTCCCGGATCTGTTTCCGCACGCCAAACCGATGCTGCTGCACAACTGGTGCGCCGAAGACATCGAAATGTATTGCACCGGAATAAAGGAGGAGAAGTGAAGTACGCGTACGACGGCGAATACCCCTACTACAACAAGCCGCCTTGGGATGACGAGGAGTTACAGCCGTTCGATTTCGAGGACGACTTCCCGGACGACGAAGAGCAGCAATACGCCCTGTGGGCGAAGCAACTACGAGAGGGCTACTGAACAAGTGACTGACATTAACTGGGGTCCGACAGGGGAACTGGTTTACAACCGCACCTACTCAAGGGTGAAGCCGGACGGCACGAAAGAAACGTGGCCGGAAACGGTGGAGAGGGTGGTCGACGGCAACCTCGCCTTGGTCGAGGAGCGTCACCAGCTTGAAGACGAACGCCAACAGTTGATCGACATGATGCTGGACTTCAAAATCCTGCCAGCAGGACGCCACCTGTGGGCATCCGGGGTTAAGAACGCGCAGCACCTGTTCAACTGTTGGGTGGCCGGTTGGACAGCCAACCCGTCCGATCACTTCGAGTTCACCTTCATGAGGTTGATGGAGGGTGGTGGTGTTGGCGCTAACTACTCCAACTCAAACCTGAACGGGTACCCCCCGATCCGGCACTCGCTGCAAGTTCACATCGTCTGCGACCCGGAACACCAGGACTACCAGGGACTTGCGGAAGCCGGTCTGCTGTCCATCGACTACGACTCCGATTGGGCTGGGGCGTTCCAGATCGAAGACAGCCGGGAAGGTTGGGCTGCCGCACTCACCGATCTGATCGACACCCACTACCGGGACGAAGCCGTACACACGCAGCGTGTGTACGACGTGTCGCGGGTTCGCCCTGCCGGGGCGAAGCTGAAGACGTTCGGCGGTAGAGCTTCCGGGCCTCTGCCGTTGGCGAAGATGCTGATCGAAGTTGCAGCCGTGTTGGGTGCCCGCGCAGGGGATTACCTCGACGGTATCGGGGCAATGGAAATCGACCACGCTATCGCACAGTGCGTGGTTGCCGGCGGTGTGCGCCGTTCGGCACGCATGGCAATGATGCACTGGGCTGACCCGCAGATCGAAAAGTTCATCGACATCAAACAAGAATCGCTGTCGCACTGGACAACGAACATCAGCGTCGAGGTCGATGAAAAGTTCTGGTATCAAGCCAAACAAGGCCACGCATGGCACGCGGCGAAGGTGCTGAAGTCAATTGCGCGGGGCATGGTGAACAACGGCGAGCCAGGATTCTGGGATTCCAGCTTGTCGAATGTCGGTGAACCTAACTGGGTGGAATGCACCAACCCGTGCGGGGAAATCACGTTGGAGCCGTGGGAGCCGTGCAACCTGGGCCACGTCAACCTCGCCGGGTTCGTGGACAAGCGTGGGCAGGCAGACATCTACGGGCTGTACCAAGCACACACGTTGATGACCCGGTTCCTGATCCGGGCAACCTTCAGTGAGGTCGGTGACCCGAAGTCGCGTGAGGTGCTCGACCGCAACCGCCGTATCGGTGTAGGCCATTTCGGTGTGGCGAGCTACCTCGCCATGACCGGGACGAAGTACTCCCAC